CATCGACTGAGACGGCAGGCCTTTTTCACTGCAGGTCGCCGCATGGGCACGATGCGGGCCATGGCCCTGCTGAGGCAGGATCTGGACCGAGTCGACAATTTGGAAGAGATGCGCCGTGCGGAGATCCTGGCCCCGCGGCCCCTCCCGTCCTTCCTGGTGATCGATGAGGTCGGCCCCCCGCATTCCTTGGCCCCTGGCCCCACACCACGGTTTGCGCAGCTGTCCTGCCTCCGGCGTCAGCGATCCCGATGAGCCGGGTGACTCGGGGGGAGGGAGTGAACTGGCCACAGTCCTCGATCAACTGGGTCCTGCTGGGCATTCATCAGCAGTGGATCGACAAAGCGCCGCCCGAACAGGACGACTTGGAGGCCCTCGCCATCCCAGACGATCTTTCGGCAGAAAAAGGAGCTGACCATCCGCCACTGGTGTGAGGTGGCTCCATCCCAGGCCCCCCAGCTGCTGAACGTCCTCCCCCAGTTGCGCCGCACCAGGTCGACGTCCTCCCCCACCTGGTCCCGGGCCAGCTGCACCCGGGCCGCCATGGTCGGATAATCCATCCGGGGCAGGCCCGCGTCATGCAGCCGCCGGCTGAGCTCCAGGAAGTCCTCCAGCTGCTGCAGCCACTGCTGCTCCCGCTCCCGCTGCATCGGCGTGCGGTGCTCGCACAGCCGGGCCAGCTCCGGCAGCCGCCGCTGCAAGGCCTCAAACACCGCTCGCTTGATGGCCGCGGCCTGCACCCAGTCCCGCTTGCCGCTGGGCAGCCGGCAGACCGGGCAAGACCAACGATGGGGCTTGCCAAAGGTGTCTTTCTGTTCAGGCCTCCACATTCGCCGCCCGCAGCGGCAGATCATCAGGCCATCAAAAAGCTGTGGCGATCTGAACTTGTAGTTCGCTTGTATCAGTCTCTGTGCCAATGCTCGATCCACTGGATCGGCCAGGCGTGCCCCTGTCGTCTTCCACCAATCCCACAGGGCCCAGATCGTGTCTCCTGTTTCGGCGCTGGCTGCTGACCAGTAGAAGCCAGTGCGCCACAGGGCCCCCATCCTCTCCGGAATGTTGACTTCAGAGCGTTTGGAGTGCCTACGCACAGCGCAACTGCTGCGGAAACCCATCGCAGTCAGATGCTGCGCTTAGGGATGAGTATGTACCTGACCCGCTACGTTTGGGGCCGGAAACGCCACTACCCAGCATGGCTCGGCCCCGCACATCCCCCCTGGCAGCAGTCACCGCCCCGACCGAGACCACTCTGGAGGCCCTGCTCCAGGACCCCAAAAACGCCAGACGCCGCACCCAGCGGTCCACCGGGATGATCGAGCGCTCGCTGCGCGAGTTCGGCGCTGCCCGCTCCCTGGTGGTGGATGAGCGGGGCGTGATCCTCGCCGGCAATGGCACCGCCGAGGCGGCCGCAGCCATCGGCATCGAGAGGGTGCTGGTAATCCCGGCCGATGGCCGCACCCTGGTGGCGGTGCAGCGGACAGATCTTTCCCCCTCGCAAAAGGCGGAGTACGGCGTCGCCGACAACCGCAGCTCTGATCTGTCGGAGTTCGACGGCAAGGCCCTCAACGCCCTGCTGGAGGATCACGCCGATCTTGATCTGAGCCCGTACTTCACCGACGACGAGTTCAAGGCCCTGGTGGATGACATCGATGAGGAGGAGGAGCCTCCCGCGCCACCGGATGAACCCGCCGGCTTGTCGGTGCAGCTCAACTTCCCCAGCCAGGAGGCACTCTCTAAGTTCCAGCAGCTGCTGGCACGTCTGGCTGAGGCCATGCCGGAAGAGGACAGCACCGAGGCCCGCCTGTCCCGGGCTGTGGAGGCCCTGCTGGCCCACCGTGGCCGCTGAGCCATGGCAGCCGGACACCGACTGACCACGGCCGATCACACCCGGATTGAGGCTCTGCACCAGCAGGAGGTGCCGGTCCGCGAGATTGCAGCGCAGCTGGGCTGCTGCAGAGGCACCGTCTACGCCTATCTGGCAGATGCACGGATCAGCGGGGGCCACGTGGAGCGGGGGCGGGCCTTGCGGCGCAACCTCATGGCGGGTGGCGATGGCATTGTTCCGCTCAAGCCCCGCCTACCGGCTGAGGTGGTGGTGAACCTTTACCTCACCGGCGACAGCATCGAGGCACTGGCCACCACCTACCAGGTGAGCCGGGCCACCATCCGCCAGCTGCTGGTGCAGGCCGGCGTCACCATCCGTGCTGATCGGATGAAGGTGCCAGAGGGCTACCGGCAGTGGAGCCCCAAGGAAGGGGCTACCTGCCTGCGGCTGCGGGCCGAAGGCCTCGATCATGCCTCCATCGCCCTCAGGATCAACCGCAGCACCCAGGCCGTCAGCTGCTGGTTCAAGGAGCACGACAACCCCACCCAGTCCGCCCGCATGTTGGAGCGTGCCCGCCGCCGCCGCGGCGAGCTGCTGCCGGAGGAGCTACCGCCGGCGGAGGTGATCGAGCAGCTGCGCAACGGCTGGATCGAGGGCCGCACTGTTGCCGCCATGGCCCGGGAGTTCGACATCCCCTCGGCCATCGTCTCCGGCACCCTCAAGCGCTTCGGGATCGTGGTGAGGCCCGGCAACCACATCAACCCGAACCGCATGCGCCAGGCTGCGGCCGCCCTACCCCCACGGGTGATGCCGCTGTTTCGGCCGCCTAGCCTGTGACCAGGAGGGCCACCGGCGTGAGCAGCAACGGAGAAGCTGGCGCCAAACGAAAGCCCCGGGGCAAGGCAAAGACAAAGGACCGCTCCCTATCCAGGGCCGCTGAGAGGAACTACCGGGTCCATGCCCTGCTGGGAATGGCGGTGAAACGGGGCTATGGCCCCATGGATCTGATGGACGTGGCCGTCAAGGGCTGGCGAGTCTCCCCCGCCGTGGCCGCCAGGCTGGTGCAGGAGGCCTACGACCTCTGCAGCACCGCTGTCAGCCTCTACGACCGGTTGCGCCTGGCCTCCATCCAGGTCAGCCGCATGGAGCACCTCCTGAAAACGTGCATGGCCGAGAAGCAGCTCAGCACCGCCCTGGGAGTGAACCGGGAGATCAACCAGCTGATCCTCTCCGTCGATAAGTTCGAGCGGGAGCAGCAGGAGAGCGGCGACGGCGGTGCCGGTGCCAACAGCCTCACACCAGAGGAGCAGGAGGCCATGGACCGTGAAGGCGATTTCTGATGGCCTGGGATGACGAGGCCTGGGCCGAATACGACGCCCAGCTGCGCACCCAGACCCCCTGTTTCTCCTGGCCCCGCAAGGGCCCCGCAGGCCTGCACCTCCCCAAGCCGAAGCGGGTGGTGCGCCCCCTGCTGCGCTACGTGCCCCGCCGGGGGATTTTCAGCCAGAGCCAGCAGGTGCTGCCATGGGACCAGCTCCCGAAGCGCTGGCCCGACTTTGCCGCCCGAACCTACATCGCCTCCCAGGGCAAGTACCTGCGCTTCAGGCCTTGGGACTACCAGCTGGACCTGATCCGCACGATCCGGGGCCACCAGAACACCTACGTCAACAAGAGCCGCCAGACCGGTGTTTCCGAGACGATCATCAGCTACATGCTCCAGCAGGCCATCCAACGGCCGGCGTGGGTCGGGATCATCTTCAGCAAGACCGGGGAGGACGCAAGCGAGCTGGCGGCAAGGATTAAGGGCCAGGCCGCCTCCCTGGGCTCCGCCTGCCCTCCCCTGCCGAAGGACAGCGCCCGGAAGCTGGTCTTTCAGGGCCGCGGCTCCCTGCACTTCCTACCCCCCACTGAGCGGGCCGCCCGAGGCATCCCCAGCGCCTCCATGGTGCTTTTCGATGAGGGGGCCTTTATCGAGAAGCTCGCCGGCATCGAGACCGGTGCCATGCCCACCCTTTCCCTGCTGGGGGCCCGGGCCAGGGCCGTGTGGGTCTCCACCCCCAACGGCCGCAGCGGCCGGTTCTACGAGCACTGGGCCACCGACCACGGCGAGGTGCAGGTTGGCGACAGCTTCGTCAACGACATTCCGACCAAGCGCTGCAGCCCCGATGGCCAGTTCGCAAAAATCGCCATCCACTGGAGCCAGCACCCGATCTATTCGCTGGATCCGGACTATCCAGAGAACACCCGCCGCAAGTTCCAGCTCACCCAGCAGCGCTACCGGCAGGAGTTCGAGCTCGACTTCGCCGCCACCGACGCTGAGGTCTACCCACACGACCTGATCGAAGCGGCCGAGGCCATCGGCGGCCTGCAGCTGGCCACCAGGGGCCACTCCTACGTGATCGGGATCGACCCGAATGGCAGTGGCGACGACGAATGGGTCACCACCGTGCTCGACATCACCTCCAACCCCTGGCAGGTGGTGGCCCGTTTCAACGACGCCCGGCGCAGCCGCGACTACGGCCTGCAGCGCACCGCCCGCCTGATCGACGAGTACAGCCCCGAGATGGTGGCGATCGAGAACAACGGCGTCGGGGCCAACGTTGGCGAAGCCCTTTCGATCCTCCGGCCCGGAGTGCCGATCGAAGAGTTCGCCACCTCCAAGCCCTCGAAGATCCGCATGACCGACCGCCTGCTCCTGCTGCTGGAGCAAGGCGAGCTGGGGATCCCCCCGGACGACATCTACGGCACCCAGATGCGCACCTTCCGCCAGGGGGCCGACGGCACCCGCGAGGCCGCGGCCGGCTGCCACGACGACGCCGTGATGAGCCTTGCTGCAGCGTGTGAAGCAGGCGCCCGGACTCGACCGATGATGGCCGAATGGGTCAAGATGGTGTGAGTTCAGAACATCAGTACCTAATGACGAGACGGTTTGCCTCATTCCCCCTGGCTTTCCCGCAGGACAGACACTTCCTGCGGCCCCGGCCCTGGCAGGTGACAACCACGACCGGCAACAGCCGCACCACACACCAGCTGGAGGCCACCACGGCTGCCGCCGCGATCCTCGCCGGGCTGGAGCTTGGTGGGCCCCACCTGCAGCCGGCTGATCCGTGGTGCGGGCCGTGATGGCCTTTGCTCCCGCTGCTGGGCCGCTACGCCTGCCGGTCGGGAAGACCTCAGGCAGCGAGTTGCTCGCTCTCGTCGGCGAGCTGCAGGGGGGAGCTGACCAGTTTCCACCGCTTCGCCAGCAGCGGCCGGTGGCCAGCCAAGAAGTCCCTCACCGTGTTGAACGGGATCCCCTTGGCTGAAGCGAAGGCCCGCTCCTGGCCGACGATGATCTCCTGCGCCCGCCCACCCACTTGATCCCTCAGCCGCCACCTGGGCGCATCGAGGTGGTTGGGCTGGTCATCGGCGGAGCGTTTCACCCACCAGATCCAGGTGCCGCCGCTGTTGCCCCTGCTCACCCTGCGCAGCAGGCCCAGGGCCGCCAGCTTCAAGATGTTGCGGTTCAAGCTGTCTCGATCGGTGCCCAGCTGCTCCGCCAGATCGCTCAGGCTGCACCACCACCCTGGCACCAGCTGCTCGATCTGCACCAGCGTGATCACCAGCTCGGCGCGCAGCTCGCGCCGCAGCTGCGCCAGGTAGGCGGGCTGGATCACAGAATCAGCCCCAGCTGTGCACCGTTGATCCGGTGCTCGGCCATGGTGAAGTAGACCGGATCCCGCTCGATGCCGATGCCCTGGAATCCCTCGGCAAGAGCGGCCTTGATGGTGGTGCCGCTGCCCATAAACGGATCCAGCACAACGCCACCCGGTGGGGTGACCAGCCGGCAGAGGTAGGCCATCAGGTCCAGCGGCTTGACTGTGGGATGGGTCACGCCCTGACGCTCTGAGCTGTCGGCCTTCGGGCAGTAAAAAAAACGGGCGGCGCTGCCGGTGTCTTGGCCGCGTGGGGCATGGCACTGCTGTTGGCCCTCTGCGCCGTGGTAGCCCATGCCGCCCCTTCGAGTTGGATTGGCTCCGCTGGTGGTCTGCGGGAACAACCCCACCACTTCGCCTTCACCCGAATGGATCAGGTTGGCGGGCCAGCGGCCAGCAGTGGTCTGCTCACCGCTTGAAGTGGCCCCAGTACTTTGTCCGCTCGATGCCGTTGCAGACACTACGGTTTCAGTCCGCACCATCACGGGCCGCGCTTCCGCGCCCACCCTGCACCCATCCACATTGAGCGCCCCGGTGCCGTGCTCCAGCACGTTCGCGGCCACGGTGCCGGTCAGCGGCTTGCGGGCCATGGTGATCGGCTCTAGGGCGGGCTTTAACGCGGTGCCCCAGCCGGACCACTGCTGGGCTTCGGGGGTGGCGGGGGCGGTGATGCTCAACTCGTCGCGTGTTTCGCCTTCGGCGTAGGCGTCAGCTGACCGGCCGGCTGTGGCTCCACCTTGCCCCCCAATGATTCGCGCCGTTCCTGTGAGCTTGCGTCTCCCCACCACCTCCCGCTCAGCCCCTGCCGCCTTATCAATCGCCTTGCTCACGTCCAGCGACTTCGGGAACCCCGACCCGTAGACCCAGGCGATCATGTCCCGGATCTCAAAACCCGCATCCTCAATCCGTACCGCCATCCGGTGCTGGGTGCGGGTGCCGGCAAAGGCCAGCAGATGCCCGCCAGGCTTGAGCACCCGGAGGCACTCGGCCCAGATCGCCACGCTGGGCACGTCGTAATCCCACCGCTTGCCCATGAAGGCCAGGCCATAGGGCGGATCCGTCACCACCGCATCCACGCTGCAATCAGGCATGGTGCGCAGCACGTCAAGGCAGTCCCCCATTAGCAGCCGGCAACCGGTCAAGACCACCGGCACCACCAGGGCAAACAACGCCGCCAGGCGCGCTTTGCTTGCCCCTCCTCGCTGCGCCCTCCTGCTGGACCCAGAGCGGCTTCCACCTCCAGCTCCATGATTCGCCGGTGGGCTTTCTCCACGGTTCGTTCAAGAATTGCCTTGTCCCGGGCCAGCAGCAGTGCCTGGTGCAGCACGGCCTCAGGATTGCGCCTGAACGTCCTTCGCACCACAAGTTCCTGCACCTTGAGCCGAAACTCAACCTCTTCGGTGAGCTCAGGCACCCGCCAATGGCCCCATCCCATCTCAGGCAGCCCTCCGGCGGATTTCAGCAACTGCATCAGGGTTTTCTTCACGCCAGCGCTGCCAGCTTTCGTCTGTGAGCTTCAAGTTCAGCCATTCCGGCGTGTCCGGCTTCGGCTTGAAGGGCGACTGTCCCGCTGTGCAGCGTTCGCACAGGTTCACCCACTCTTCTTCGCCCGATGAATCTTCTCGACAGCCCCTGTGCATATGCTGATCGCAGAAGTATCGGCCGCAGCCATGCTCGTCGCCATCGTGCATCCCTCCGCAGACGTGGGAGAGCCCGCGATCGATGGGCGCTGAGCAATCGGGATGGTCGCACACTGATGGGACGCCATAGCCGACGTCGCGGCCTTGTGCGTTTTCGCCGACAGCCCAGCCCATCAACCGCCCCTCCGACGCTTCGGCCGGGGCCACAGCACCCGCACCGACCGCGGGACGCCATCGCGCACATCAATGGCCCCGGCTGCCTGGAGGTGCTTGAAATGGGCCTGGATTGTGCTGGTGCTGGCCAGCTGCCGCACCACCATCACGTCGCGGAAGCTCGGCGAGATGCCGTGCTGATCGATGTACTGCCTCACGGCATTCAGCGTGAGCTGCTGTGATTCGCTCAGCCCGCGCTCGGTCTGGATCTCGCCTGCAGGGCCAGGGCCGTTGGCCGTTTCCGCCATGGACTCACAACGTCGTTACATCGCAACGAACTTACTCCCGACTGGAACACCAGTGCTACGCGGCCAGTGGGAAAAGGAGCAGCTGCTGCTCGATCTCTATCTCGGTCACCAGCAGCTCCACCTGGCCCCCGCCGTGCTGTTGATCGGTGGCCATCAGGTGCTTCGCCATTGCCAGCGCTCGCTCCCACAGCCGTTCGGCAGCCAACCGGGTGATGCCCATCGCTAGGCCAGCCTCTTGGCAGGTGTGCCCGGCCAGCCGGCGGCCCATGATCTCCTGCAGATCAGGCCAGGGTTCTAGCGCCTCCAGCACTTGGGCACGCTGTTTGGTCGTGGTGTCCGCTGTTGTCGTTGTGTCCGCCACGGTGGTGATGTAGGCATCCCCCTCGCCATCGTTCATCAGGGAATCGAGCGAAACCACCTGCCGCACGGCGGCAGCCTGCCGCAGGATCAGCAGGTCGGCGGCGCTGATCTCCATCCCCTCCATCGCCTCCTGATCCGTCGGAGATCGGCCCTCACGGGCTGTGAAGGCCTCCACCCATTGGCGCAGCTGGTTCATCTTCGATGCCCGCTTCACTGGGAGTCGAATCGATCCGGAGGTGTGCACCAGCCGGGTCATCGACTGCCGGATCCACGGAACCGCATAGGTCGCGAAACTGAAGCCCCGCGTGGGGTCGTATTTCTCCGCCGCCCTGGTGAGCCCGATCGCACCCTCCTGGATCAGGTCCTGCGGCTCCAGGGCCACCACCGAGGACACCGAAAACGAGCGGGCCTGTGTCGCCACCAGCAGCATGTTGCGGGCCACCATCCGATCCCGCGCCCGCCGGCCGGCCCGCTGCACCCCCGGCGGTGCCTCCTCAGGTGCCGGATCCCAGTCCAGCCACTTCCGAATGGCCCGACCCAGCAACACCTGCTCCTCCCTGGAGGGGATGGGCAGCCGCGCATACGAACCGAGCAGCGAATCGAGCGGGGCGCCCAATGGACTAGGGCTGATGTTCGGCCCCAGCCTATGGCGCGTAACGTCGTTGGCCAGTGATATAGCCAACTCGCCAGGCCTACCCTGGGCCTAAGCGCACTGGCCCGTGTCGATTGGTTT